GTGCGGAGTACTTTGCGGCGGGTGTGGGAGCGGCCATCACTGGCCGTGGCGCGGACTTGCTTATCATTGACGACCCTCATTCGGAACAAGATGCGTTAAGCGACAGCGCATTCGACAATGCCTACGAATGGTACACTTCTGGCCCTCGTCAGCGTCTTCAACCAGGTGGAACGATCATTTTGGTTATGACCCGATGGGGCAAAAAAGACTTGACAGGTAGATTATTGGCCCAGCAGGGCAGTGATGTCATGTCTGACCAGTGGGAGGTTGTGGAATTTCCTGCGATACTGCCTAGTGACAAGCCTTTGTGGCCTGAGTTCTGGGATAAGGACGCTTTGCTGGGGATTAAGGCGTCGTTGCCTGTCGGAAAGTGGAACGCGCAGTGGCAACAGAACCCAACGGCGTCAGAATCTGCGATAATCAAGCGTGATTGGTGGCAAGATTGGGAGAAAGAGGAGATTCCCCCTGTCAAATACATTTTACAGGCGTATGACACCGCATTTTCCAAGAAAGAGACCGCGGATTACTCTGCGATCACCACTTGGGGCGTGTTTACGCCGGAAGAAGGTGGTCCTGACCACATCATTTTGATGGACGCACAGCGTGGGCGGTGGAATTTTCCTGAGTTGAAGGAAAAAGCCTTTGAGGAGCACGAATACTGGGAGCCGGACATGGTGTTAGTCGAGGCAAAAGCATCGGGCACACCACTTATTGACGAGTTGCGGCTACGCGGGATACCAGCATTGGGCTTCTCGCCGGGCAAAGGACGTGATAAGGTGACGAGAATGCACATGGTTGCGCCATTGTTCGAGGCTGGTGTAGTGTGGGCCCCAAAGGACAAGAAGTTTGCTGATGAAGTCATAGAAGAGGTTGTTTCGTTTCCTAATGGTGACCATGACGACTTTTGTGACAGCATGACCTTAGCATTAATGCGTTTTCGCCAAGGCGGGTTTATATCCCTTCATGGTGAGGGCGATGACGAAAACGAATATCGCCGTAAGCGGGAGTATTACTAATGGCCTTGCCACCACTTGTAGATTCTGGAATTTCACCTGAAGACATGACGCCGACAGAGGCCTCGGTAGATGTATCTGTTTCGCAGCCTGAAGATTTTGCAGGCGGAGCCGAGATTACGGACGACGGTCAGGGCGGCGCACTAATTCAAGCGTTAGCCGAAGCCATGCAGGGCGAAGAGCAAGAAGAACAGATTCCACACAACGCCAACTTGGCGGATTTCTTGGATGATGGCTACCTTGGAGAGATTTCTTCTGACCTTCGGGCCTCGTATGAGGACGACATGGAGTCTCGCTCAGAGTGGGAAGAAACCTACACTCAGGGATTAGACCAGCTCGGCGTTAAATATGACGAGCGCACACAGCCTTTTCAGGGGGCATCAGGCGTTACGCACCCTCTGATCGCGGAGAGCGTTACACAGTTTCAGGCGCAAGCCTATAAAGAGTTGCTACCCTCTGGTGGGCCAGTCAAGACTCAGGTCCTGGGTTTGCAGGATGTAGAGCGGGAAGAGCAGGCTGCTCGGGTTAAAGACTTCATGAACTACCAGATCATGGAAGTGATGGAAGAGTTCGATCCAGACATGGATCAGTTGTTGTTTTATTTACCGTTATCAGGCTCTACGTTTAAGAAAGTTTACTTTGACGAAGCGAGGCAGCGGGCGGTATCCAAGTTTATCCCTGCGCAGGATCTGGTTGTGCCTTACGCGGCCTCTGATCTGGCGACGGCGTCCCGTGTTACGCATGTTCTTCGCATGGACGGCAATGAAATCCGTAAGATGCAACTTGCTGGCTTCTACCGTGACGTAGAGTTGAGCACTTACAACCAAGAGAACGAGGTTCGTCAGAAGGTTGACGAGTTACAGGGCACGTCGCGCACTTATTCTGACGAAGTGTACACGATCCTTGAGATGCACGTTGACTTAGACATCGAGGGTTTTGAGGACATGGCCCCTGACGGAGAGCCTACAGGTGTAGCCATTCCGTACATTGTTACTTTGGACGAGGGTTCAGGTCATATCCTGTCTGTTCGTCGAAACTTTGAAGAAGGTGGCGAGATTGCTAAGAAACAGCAGTATTTCGTTCACTACAAGTTTATGCCTGGTCTAGGGTTCTACGGCTTTGGTTTGATCCACATGATTGGTGGTTTGGGCCGTGCAGCTACGAGCATTCTTCGCCAGTTGATCGACGCCGGAACCTTGGCAAACCTCCCTGCTGGGTTCAAGGCTCGGGGCGTAAGGGTTCGTAATGACGACGAGCCCTTACAACCCGGAGAATGGCGTGACATTGACGCTCCCGGCGGCAACATACGGGATGCGATTATCCCACTGCCGTACAAAGAACCGTCCGCAACCCTCGCACAGCTTCTAGGAGTTCTTATAGAGGGCGGAAGGCGTTTTGTCTCACTGGCAGACCAACAGACAGGGGACACTAACGCAGCGGCTCCTGTGGGGACTACGGTGGCTATGCTTGAACGTGGCATGAAAGTTATGTCAGCCATCCACAAGCGTCTGCATTACGCACAGCGCCAAGAGTTCCGCGTTCTAGCTCGGATCTTCAGGGACAACATGCCTGCTGACGGCTATCCATACGACGTGGTTGGCGGTGATCGCATGGTTATGGCGACGGACTTTGATGGTCGCGTAGATGTTGTTCCGGTAAGTGACCCGAATATCTTCTCGATGGCGCAGCGTGTTACGTTAGCTCAGACGCAGTTGCAGTTGGCTCAGTCCAACCCGCAGTTGCATAATCTGAATGCGGCGTATCGCAGGATGTATCAGGCTCTTGAAGTGCAGAACATTGACGAGATACTTCCACCACCTCCTCAACCGCAGCCTCTTGACCCTGCGATTGAGAACGCTCGTGCGTTGATGGGAGAAATTCTGACTACATTCCCAGAGCAGAACCACGAAGTACACATCCGGTTGCACATGGCGTTTATGAAGACTCCGTTGGTATCTACGTCTCCTCAAGTTATGGGGACTTTCTACTCCCACATTATGGAGCATATTTCGCAGAAAGCTCGGAAGATGGTTCAGGCAGAGATCGAGGGCTTGATCGGTCAGGCGCAGCTAGCGGCACAGAGCGGGGCAATTAACCCAGAACTGGCGCAGGAACAGATCATGCAGCTTCAGCAGAACGTGCAAGATCCCGCGCAGATGGAAGCGTTAATTTCGATGCAGATGGAAAAACTGATGGCGGAGATCTTACCTGGTTTGATGCCAACAGGCGACGACCCAATGCAGGATCCGTTAGTGCAGATCCGGATGCAAGAGTTGTCGATCAAGCAGCAAGACTTGCAGCGTAAGACTGAAGAGGATCAGGGCGACATGATGATCGAGCTACAGAAGATGCAGCAGCAGGCGGCATCAGCAGCGGCTCGAATTGAAAGCTCAGAAGAGATCGCAGACAATCGCAACGATGTGAATCGTGAGCGCATTCAGGTTCAGCGCGACAAGATGCAGCAAGGGGGCTGAGAAGATGCCCCTTAAAAAAGGTACTACCAAAGGTGTAATCAGCCAGAACATCAAGACTGAAATGGCTGCTGGAAAACCGCAAAAACAAGCGGTTGCCATTGCTTTAAGCAATGCAGGGAAAACTAAGTATTCCTCTGGCGGTATGGTTAACAAGCGGTTCAGTCCGATAGCCCGACCTCAGAGGTTTGTCGGAGTGTTCTAGGCCGTGGCCGTTCTAGAAACCATCATGGCAGCGAATGCGGCTTATGGCGTTATAAAGAAGTGCCTTGAAAATGGGCGTGAAGTTAAGGATATGGTGGGCCATGTTGGCAAGTTCCTATCCGCCGAAGACGAACTTAAAGATGCCGTCAGCCGTAAGAAGAAGAACCCGATTACAGCCATAACTGGCGGCGCAGAGGGCGATTGGGATGAGTTCCAAGCCCTTGAAACCATTCGAGAACAGCGCCGCGAATTAGAGTCGTGGTGCAGACTTTATGGGCCACCTGGAACTTGGGACAAGTGGCAATTATATCAAGCCGAAGCCCGTAAGGCCCGTAAGGCTGCACAAAAACAAAAAGAAAAAGAACGCGAAGAGTTAGTTGAAATGGTGATGATGTGCTTGGGGTGTCTGTTTGCCATAAGCGGAATGGCTGCGGTTATCTTTGCGCTGGGTCGTTACGTGGAGAAATGGTGATGTGGTTTCTTGTGTGGTTTCAGTTTATGAATAATAACTTAAATTACCACCAGCTATCGCAGCACCCGGATCGGGGCGAGTGCATGAGGGCGAGAGATGATGCGAAGGTGCTGGTCACGAGTCAGAATATTATGGTGCAGTGTTTTGAGGTTATATCAGAATAGACTGGGAAAATACGTTGTGTGTGACAAAGATGGAAAAGTTGTTATAATAACTGAACACAGGCACCACGCTATTGCTTACGCAAGGAGTTTGAAAGATGTCAACTAAACTTGATGAGTGGAAAGTTTTACCTCGTCTTATGATGCTGGTTACAACTATTATGTACATACGTTGCCTAGAGTGGGCGATGTCTCAACCAGATTTGTCCGTTTCTCAAGCTGGATTAATTTCAGTCGTAACAGGAGCTTTCACCGGAGCTTTCGGCATATGGATGGGCAAAGAGTCCACGACGACTGTCACATCAAACAAGGTTGTGCATGAAGAGAGGTATGACAAATGATCACATTACTTGGAAGTTTACTTGGGTTTGGTACATCTTTTATGCCGGAGGTCCTTAATTTCTTCCGTGCGGGGCAAGATCACAAGCACAGTCTTGAGCGGATGAAGCTAGAGATGGACCTGATGGCTC